GCATCCAGATCACACGATCGTCAAAGCAATGGTTGCCGAGCGTGCAATTTTCTTTGTACTACTCCCATTCTTTAGAGCTAATGGTGACCCTGGTATGCGAACAGTCTCTGCGGACATCTCCAGAGATGAACAAATACACGTGGCAACCAACAGCCTCGTATGCAAGGAGCTGGGGCTTGAAGCGTCACCATCCTTGGACCGACTGAGAAAGGCAACGATCAACTGGGTGATGCAACCTTTGAAGGTTGGAGCATCTGATAAAAAACTAGACAAAAAATTTTGGTTAGATCAGAGCGATAACTTGATGTATCAGGGTAAAGCACCTGAACTTTCTTTCACCAAAGCAGCTCGGATGCCTGCTTTCTTCGAGCACAGCA